AACCTCAGATCGATGTGCGACCCATGCCACAACAAGAAGCACCCTGAGAAGGGCGGCAAGCATGATGACTAGCCATTCTTTGACATCAAGTTCTGCTTTCTATGACTGCGTTGCAGGGCGCGACCGCATGACTGTAGACGCAGTGTTCATGCATGGTGGGAGGGGCGGGTCAAATCTCTACAACGTGAACGGCCCAGAGCCGGCGGTGGGCAACGAAAGCACGAATGTCCGAGTTTTGACCTCCCTATGGGGTGGAAATGGGTAGAAGAGGCCCGAAAGCCGAACCTTCCGCCATAAAAAAGCTCGGCAGCGGGCGCGTCAAGAACTTGGACGAACCGAAGTTCGCAGCGGGCGCCATTTCTTGTCCTGCCTGGTTGACCGGCTACGCAAAGACGGAATGGGTCCGCGTCATGCGCTACCTGTCGAAAGTCGACGGGCTCATCGGGCCGGTTGACCGCTCCGTCGTTGCTTCTTACTGCCAGGCATATGCCCGGTGGCGTGATGCTGAGATGCACCTTGTGAAGGATACAGACTTCATCATCTATGCGTACGACAAGCTCGGCAATGTCTGCGGACAATACCCTTCTCCCTGGATCGGCATCAGCAAGACGTATCACGATGCGATGATGAAGTCCGCTCGGGAGATCGGCATCACTCCTTCGGCGCGAACGGGCATCAAGCTCCCACAATCGAGTGAGCCGAACCTCGGCCGGAAGAATCAGGGCACCGCGGATCCATTCAAGCCGCCCACGTCGACACCGCCGGCAAAGGTGGCGCTGCACGTTGAGAGGAAGAAGAGATGAGGTACATCAATCCGACCCCCTCTGCTGATACCGCGTACTTCGACGAAGCGGCTGCGAACTACGCGGTGGACTTCTTCGAGCGGTACCTCGTGCACACGATTGGCAAGTGGGCGGGCCTGCAGTTCAAGGTCGACATGGAATGGCAGCAATACGTCCTGCGCAACCTCTATGGGTGGAAACGTGTGTCAGACGGTCTGCGGCTCTATCGGACAGCCTATATCTCCGTGCCCAAGAAGAACGGCAAGTCTGAACTTTGCGCCGGCATCGCACTCTATCATCTCCTGGCGGACGGCGAGTCCTCGCCACAGGTCTATTCAGTGGCAGGCGACGAAGACCAGGCTGCGATCGTGTTCAAGGTCGCCAAAGATATGTCCATGGCATCTCCTGTCCTGTCGGAGCGCGTTACCCCGTACACGTTGAAGCTCGAATGCAAGAGCAACAACGGTGTCTATCGCGTACTTTCGCGCGAAGTTGGGCCGAAGAACGGCATCAATGCATCATGCATCATCTTTGACGAGCTCCACGTGCAGAAGTCGAGGAAACTGTGGGATGTCATCACGCCTTCCACGATCGCGCGTGAGCAGCCGCTGACCGTGGCGATCACCACTGCGGGCGATGACGACATGACAATCTGTGGTGAGCAGTACGAGTATGCGCTCAATATCGCTCGCGGCCACGTCGTGGATCCATCGTTCTTTGTCTTCATTCAGCAGGCGGATCAGGAGAAAGACGACTGGACGGCCGAAGCGACGTGGCGGGAAGCCAACCCCAGCTATAGCGTCATCATCAAGCCGGAGGAAATTGCCGCTGCGGCGAACAAAGCCCTGAACAACCCCGGAGAACAGAACGCCTTCAAGCAGCTGCGGCTCAACATGTGGGTGCACCAGGCCGTGCGCTGGCTCGACCTCGGGTACTGGGACAAGTGCAGAGTGCCGATTGGGTCTCTCGAGGGGCGCAGGGCGTACATGGGCTTCGATCTCGCGTCGACTACGGACATTGCCGCGGCCGTCGAGATCTGGGCTCCTCTCCTTCCCGGCGGGCGCTGGGGCATCGTGCCCATGTTCTTCATCCCCGCGGACAACATCGCGGGGCGTGGCGAGCGCGACAAGGTGGACTACCAGACATGGGTGGACCAGGAATATATTCGCACCACACCGGGCAACGTCGTCGACTACGACTACATCAGAGCGTACGCCAACGAGCGCAAGGCTCAGCACATCGGCATTCTCGGTGCTGCTACCGACCCCTGGAATGCGACGCAATTCACGACATCCCTGCAGAACGACGGCTGGGACGTCATCCAGGTCCAGCAGGGGTACAAGTCTCTCTCTCCACCGGCCAAAGAGTTCGAGCGCCTGATGCTGTCCGAGCAATTAGCCCATGGCGGCAACCCGGTACTTCGATGGATGGCGGACAACGTATCGGTCGTCCGAGACCCGGCAGGCAACATCAAGCCGAACAAGGCGAAGGTCACTAAACGTATCGACGGCATCGCTGCCGCCATCGACGCCCTCTTCCGATTTGTGAAGACCGAGGAAGAGCAGCCGGCCAACCCCGGGATATTCGTGTACTCGGGATAGGAGGAATCGTGACAATCAAGACAGCGATGCAGTGGGTATTCGGCAAGCGCTCCGACTCGCATATGACGGAGGAATTCTCCCGTTGGCTCTCATCTCAAGGCATGACTGAGTCCGGCGTTCAGATCACTGAGCACAGCGCAATAAATATCCCCACCGTTTATGCCTGCGTGCGCGTCCTGGCTGAGTCCATGGCCTGCATGCCGCTGGTGCTCTATGTTCGCGGTGAGAAGGGAAGGACGCCGGCGGAGAACCATCCGCTCTACCACGTGCTACATGACGAACCCAATCCTGAGATGACGTCGTTCGCGTACCGCGAGACCATGATGGCGCACCTCAGCCTCTGGGGCAACTCCTACTCCGAGATCCAATACAACTACGCCGGGCAGCCGTGTGCCTTGTGGCCGCTTCGCCCCGACTGGATGACCGTCCGGCGCGAGCTTAGGACTGGCCACCTGGTCTATACCTTCACTTCTCCATATACCGGGACCCGTGATCTGGACCCCGCGCAAGTCCTGCACATCCCTGGTCTTTCCTTTGACGGTCTGATCGGCAAATCGCCAATCACCATCCAACGCGAATCGCTGGGACTCTCCCAGGCCGCTCAGGACTATGCTGCCCGCTTCTTCGGCAACGACTCAGCGCCCGGTGGGTACCTGCAGACTGCTGCTCCAATGACGGATGAGAAGAAGAAGATCGATATGGCGAAGGCGTGGGTCGACGCGCATAGTGGCCATAACCAGCACAAGATCGCCATTCTGGATGGAGGGCTCGATTATAAGTCTATCGCCCTGAATGCCGAGGACGCGCAACTGCTGGCGACCAGGGAGTATGAGCGGTCTGAGATTGCTGGATGGTTCCGCGTGCCGGCGCACCTCATTGGCGACCTGACGCATGCTACGTTCAGCAATGTAGAGCAACTCGGGGTACAATTCGGGACCTATTCGCTGATGCCGTGGGCCGTGCGTCTCGAGCAAGGCTACAACCGTTCCCTCTTCCCAACCTACAAGTATTTCTGTAAGTTCAAGATGGATGCGTTCATGCGGGGCGATACGCTGTCCAGGTATTCCGCGTATGCCGTAGCGCGTCAATGGGGCTGGTTCTCGGCAGACGATGTTCGCGAGCTTGAGGACATGAACCCGATTCCGGGCGGAAAGGGCGAGCTCTATCTGACGCCCATGAACATGATCCCGGCCGGGCAGATCGCTGTGCCAGCTCCGGCGAGGTCCATCGTTGCCCCGGTGTTCGCGGATGCCTGCGACCATATCCACCGGCGCGAATCTGCCGACATTCTGGCCGAAGCGCGAAAAAGCCTTGCACGGAGTGACGTTGCAGGCTTCGAGAGCTGGCTGACGAATTACACCACCACATCACTCGCAACATTCGTCGCAGAGCGGCTTGCAGTACCCATTCAAGCACAACTCCGTGCAATCGGTAATGGCAACAACGTCGACGACCTGACTGTGCAGACCTTCGCGCAAGTCCAGGCAAAGGAATACGGGCTCTCGGTCATGGCTCAGGTGACCGCCTGCGTGCAGCGGGCGCAGTATACGGGGATGGATATGTTGCACGTCCTCGAGAGTTGGTACGCCGAGCGGGCGCAGAACTCGCCGGCGGCGACTGCGATGTTGATCATGAACGCAGTCGAGGCACAGATCATGGAGGTACATCATGCATGAGACAGAGTACAGGACGTTTGGATTTGAGGCACGGCAGGGAGAAGACAGCGGCAATCACCTGGTTGGACATGCCGCGGTATTTGATGTGACCGCCGACATCGGGGGCTTCTTCCGGGAGAAGATCGCGCGCGGCGCATTTGACAAGACACTGGCCGACAAAGCCGACGTCCGGGCACTGCTCAACCATGACCCCAACTACGTGCTGGCACGCACGATATCCGGAACGCTGAAGCTCTCGACGGATGACAAGGGTCTGTTTACGGATACGGATGTTGCGCCTACGACCATGGGGAAAGACGTCCTCATCCTCGTGAAGCGGGGGGACATCACGCAGATGTCGTTCTGCTTTCAGGCCATCAAAGAGGAATGGGACGAGACAGATCAGGAACATCCCGTCAGGACGATTACCGAGGTAAGGCTCTTTGACATCAGCCCAGTGACCTTTCCTGCCTATCCGACCACCGACGTTTCTGCGCGTTCTGCCGAGGCCATTCTGACGGAGCATCGGAAGGCAACACCTTCAACAAAGGCAATCGAGCCGCCCCAGGAGGGACACTCGGAACCGATAGTACCACCGACACCTGACTATGTCTCGGCCAATGAGTCGCGCCGCAAGCGGCTCGCGTTGTTAGAACTCGAGGGTTAAGGACCCTCAAAAGGACTGACTATGCTGACACTTACAGAACTGAACGAGCTCGCTCAGAAGCGAGCAGGCCTCATCGGCCAGGGTCGAGCGATCCTCGACAAGGCCGACTCGGAAAAGCGGTCTCCTACCGCAGACGAGGACAATCAGTACAAGACGATCTACGCTGACGCTGCAGCTATCATGGCGAGGATCGAGACTGAACGCAAGCAGCAGGCGCTCGAAGTTGAGCTGCGCACGCCCGTTCCCACGGTCGTCGCCGGCAAGGACGATCCCAGCAACAGAGAGGCGAAGCCGGAGAACACCGAGGCGCGCGCCGCATTCACGAAGTACCTGCGCAGCGGGCACCTTCTGGAGACAGAGGCGCGTGCTTTGACGCAGAGCAGCGAGCCGGATGGTGGGTACTTCGTTCCCGACCAGTTCCGGGCAGAGCTGATCAAGGGAGCCGATAACCTGGTCTTCGTGCGTCAGTTCGCTGCCAAGAGCACCATCGCCGGCACCAGCACGGTCATCTTCCCCAAGAAAACGGCTCGCATGACGAACGCCGAGTGGACGTCCGAAGTCGGCAAGGCCACCAAGGACACCGCTCTCAAGTTTGGCATCGTCAAACTGACGCCGACCAAGCTGCAGAAGGAAATCACGATCAGCACGACGCTGCAGCGGAATTCAGCCATCGACATTGATGCTGTGGTGAAGGAAGAGCTGGACTACGTCCTGGCGATCACGATGGAGCAGGCGTATCTCCTGGGAACAGGGTCTGCTCAGCCGCTCGGCGTGTTCACCGTTGCCGCGGACGGCATCAATACCGACCGTGACTTCTCCGAAGGCAACACTGCGACCGCCATCACCATTGACGGCCTGAAGAATGCCCTGTACCACCTGACGCCGATCCATCGCAAGGTTGCACGGTGGCTCTTCTCGATGGAAGCCGTGCTCGGCATTTCAAAGATGAAGGACGGCGAAGGCCGTTACATCTGGCAGACCTCCATCGTCGCTGGGGACCCAGATACTCTGCTCGGCCATGGCGTCGACGAGTCGGCGTACGTGCCGAACACCTTCCAGGCCAGCCAGTACGTCGGCATGCTCGCCGACTGGAACCAGGGCTATCGCATCGTCGATTCCCTGGGCATCGAGCTGCAGATCCTGCGCGAGCTCTACGCCGAGGAAGGTCTCGTCGCAATGCTGATGACCTTGTGGTCAGACGGCAAGCCGACCCAGCCCGAAGCGTTCGCGCGCATCAAGCTCTCAGCTTAAGGAGGCTGATGTGGAAAACTCAGTCCTGAACAACAAGCTCATCACCGCCGAAGTCGGATACTTCGCCGCCGGCCAGGCAGCCAAGAGCACCTCTGTCCTGGATATGGCCGATTGCGATAGTGCCCTGTGCATCGTGCACGTGGGCACTGCCCTGGCCAACGGCACCATCAAGATCGAGGCCCTGGGTGGAGACGTCGCTGGAGCTGCTGCGACCGAATACGCAGGCGAACTTGTCTACACCGAGCCGGCTGCCAATCCGATCTCGGACTTCCTGGTCTGCCTCGAGGTCAAGAACCCGTCGAAGCGGTACATCAAGTTCACCGTCACGCCGGGTGTGGCCAACGCCGTGCTCTGCGGCGTCGAGGTCATTCGCACGCCTCGCAACCTGCCGGCTGTGCAGCTGGCAGCGACAACGGGCGTGATGGCTTCGTCCGTGGTCATCTCTCCCGCGACCGTCTAGCAACAACCTATCGGGGGCGGTGAACCCGCCCCCTCCGGAGGATCCAATGGGTTATACAGCACTAGTACATAAGGAGGGGCCTGACAAGCAAGTCTTCGAGTCGGGTTCCACCCTGGACATCAAAGCAGGGGTAGTCGAGAAAGTCGGCGACTATCCCGTGCCGGCAAGCGTGTCATTTGCCTTCGCAGCCGCTGCGTCCGGCGTCTCGGAGTGTACGATCTCCGTGAAAGACGGGGCGGGCGTGGCAATCACGACACCACAGTTTATTCCCTTCTGGCTGAGTGATGCCGCAACGGGCCTCGGCCTGACGGGCACGGTCGCCACGACGCTGGCGGCAAAAGCTGCAAGCGGCACCATCGTCAACGTCCTCACTGCCCAGAAGGCAGGTCTCGTCCAGACGCTGGCCGACGGAACATTTGTCGCTGTGATTACGAACGCGGCGAAGACGCTCTATTACGTTGCAGCCTATCTTCCTGTTATCGGTAAGACCTTCGTCTCGCGGGTGATGGTCGCCGGGGACTACGGAGCGTAGCATGTATGGCCAGTGGTTTGAGACTCCTGTCATCACAACCGCTGCCGACGGTTCTGCCACTGGTTACACTCCTGTAGCCAGTGGCAAGGTCCTGGCGGTCCAGTACGTGAAGACTAACTACGTCGATGGCATGGATGTTGCTGTTACAGTCGAGTCGACATCAGAGCCTGTCCTGACCCTCACGGACTGCAACGCTGCTGTCATGAAGTACCCGCGCGTTGGGATCCAGGACGAAGCGGGCGCAGATGCACTTTTCGCCGCCGCCGGCACCAAACAAAGGGAAGCGGTGTGCATCGCCAATGACCGGCTGAAGGTTGTCATCGCCCAGGGCGGCGATACGAAAACGGGAAAGTTCCGTTTCCTGATTGGAGGCTGACGTGCTCGTAAGAATGATTACAACGGCTGCCGGTCCTCAGGGCGTGTTTCACGCCGGAACGACCGTCGATGTTCCGGAAGGACTCGCGCGGGCGTGGGTAGCCAGTCATTGTGCTGTATCGCTCGAGACGCCCATGAATTCGCGTGCCGAGACAGCAATGCTTGCTCCTGCTGAGCCGATTCATATGCCCGTCGAGACGAGGGTAGACATGGCCACAGCTCAAGGCGGGCCAGACCCCGAGAACCCCGGTGATCTCGTGCCGGGCTTCGGGAAGTACCACAACGGCGAGTACAAGGAAAAGCCACTCACACTCGCGCAGATCAAGGCGCAAGATCCCGAGTACCTCGAGTATCTTGCCAATAAGCAAGAGAAGGACCCGGCAATCGCGGCAGCCGCCAAGGCTGTCTTAGCGGGCGCATAAACCATGGACGACATCCTGTTGCTCTCAGTACCGCCCGCGGTTGAACCGGTCACGCTGGCGCAAGCCAAAGTTCAGGCTCGCGTTGAAA